GCAACACGTAACAAAGAATACTCTGATATAGATTTGTCGTTGGCTCTCAAATCGCAAACTAGAGATATCTACAAGAAACTAAATGTAGAGTCAGTGAAGTTTGCGGTAAAGAATCTCCTGTTAACTAACCAAGGAGAGAAACCATTCAATCCATATTATGGTGGAAACCTTTATAATTTCTTATTTGAACTTGCAGACGGTGGAACAGAGAAGTCTGTAATTCGTGAGATTAAGAACGTTTTAGAAGTATATGAACCTCGTGTTGACATACCTACACTAAAGGTGTCGGTCAACATGCAACCAGACTACAACTCTGCTGAAGTAACGGTTATCTTTAAGGTAATCAACACTGGAGAACTTGTAGAATTTACTACCGTATTAAGTAGGTTAAGATAAATGGCAACAACAATAAAATCAACAGCATTAGACTTTCAGGCAATCAAAAACAATCTGAAAGAATACCTTCAACAGGAAAAGGAGTTTAAGGACTTCAATTTCGAAGCATCTGGTTTATCAAACCTATTAGATGTTTTGGCATATAATACGCATATAAATGCGTTGACTGCCAACTTCGCATTGAACGAATCCTTCCTTGGTACTGCACAGTTGCGTAGTTCTTTGGTATCTCTTTCCGAAGGTATCGGATATATCCCAGATAGTAAGAATGCCTCTACTGCTTTCATTAAAATGTCAATCAATCTAAATGGTGTAGCCGATCGTAGTCCACGTATCTCTTTACCTTCTGGTTACAAATTTACGACATCTGTAGAAGATGTTGAATACACATTCCAAACAACAGAAACCATTTCTGCGACAGATGATGGGTTTGGTTTTTATGAGTTCCAACAACAAAACGGTTCTAATATAATACCTATCAAAGAGGGTAACGCAAAGACTAAGACGTTTATCTCTGGTGATAACACGGAAAACATTACTTACATAATCCCAGATAAAAACTTAGATCTATCTACTGCGGTAGTAAAGGTACATCCTAGTTCAACATCTTTAGACTTCACTGCATATAAGAATATACTTGAAGCAAATGTAATTAACAACGACTCGACACTATACATTCTAAAAGAAATGCCTAACGGACATTTTGAATTAACCTTTGGTAATGGTACTACTCTTGGTAGAACACCAGAGCCAGGAAATAAGATTGTCGTTGAATACTTATCTGTATCTGGTGATGCAGCTAACTTCTCTGATATATTCGAACCAGTAAATGAAATTCAGATTAATGCAAGTACTACTCGTACACCAACAATAACAACGGAAGCAGAATCATCTGGTGGTGCTGAGAAAGAAACATTAGAATCTATTCGTAAGAATGCACCATTCCAATATGCAGCTCAAAACAGAATGGTAACTCATGCAGATTACTCTTCACTTGTATTACGTAACTTCTCATCTCTAATTAAAGACATCAAGTCATGGGGTGGAGAAGACAATATTGTTAAAGAGTATGGATGTGTTTATATGTCTGTACTGTTCAACACTAATATACCAACCACAACAATAGATGCAACTAAGACCGCAATCTTAGATCTTGCAGAACAGTTGTCAATCGCTTCTTTTGATTTGAAGTTTGCTGATCCTGTAAGAACGTTTGTGGAACTAGACACCAAATTCCAATTCAATGAAAGACTTACTTCATTGACACTTAACACAATTAAAACACAGGTAGATGATGCGGTACGTCAATACTTTAATGAAAATACTGGTAAGTTTGACCAAGCATTTAGACGATCAAACCTACTGTCATTGATTGATGAAATCTCGCCTGCGATTCTTTCTTCTCGTACTTCAGTGAAGATGCAACAAAGATTCACACCGACACTCGGACTCGTATCAAACCATACATTGAAGTTCCCTGTTGAATTACAATCGAGAGATGATGAGAACTTTATCGTCACATCAACAAACTTTGTATTCCAAAATGTTAACTGTGTTATACGAAACAAATTAAATAGTAATATTTTACAGGTTATTAACTTGACAGACAACCGTGTATTGGTAGATAATGTAGGTAACTATGCATCAAGTACAGGTACAGTTTATCTGGTCGGACTACAAGTAGATAGTATTACTGGAGGTCAGACATTTATTAAGGTATCTGCGGTTCCAGCTAACCAATCATTAGTTGTACCACAGAGAAACGATGTTCTTAGTTTCGATGATTCGAGATCACAAACAACTGGTATTCTAACGACAGCGACTAACTAATGACCACACATTTAGATAAGACATTTTCGGATCTAGGTCGTAGGGAAATAAACCTACGACACTATAAGGTTGAGGAAGTACTTCCCGATCATATTGTAGAGAATTATCCTACATTTGTCAAGTTATTAAAGGCTTATTATTCGTTTGAAGATCAGGAGTCCTCACCGACTAATCTTCTTAATGAGTTGTTCCTTACAAAGGACATTACTCAAACAGATATTGATCTTCTATCGTTCGTAGAAGATGAACTATTATTGGGACAATCTTACTTTGAAGGATTCCCAGATAAGAGAGAGGCTGCAAAGTACTCGAATACATTGTACAAATCTAAAGGTACTAAGTACTCGATACAACAGTTCTTTCGTACATTCTTTAATATAGATCCAGATGTGGTCTATACAAAGAAAAACGTTTTCAACTTAAATGAGTCTGAAATCGGATCATCGTCTCAAAGATATCTTACAGACGATAAATTATATCAGACATATGCAATTCAAATCAAGAGTGAATTGTCTATATCTGAGTGGAGAAATATTTACAAACTGTTCGTCCATCCAGCTGGTATGTACTTGGGATCACAAGTACAATTAGAAGGTGTTGTTGATTTGGATATCGAGAATCAACCATTTCCTGGCACGTTGGACATTCCACCACAAGAAGTGGAAGGTATTGCAACTATGCGTCATCCAGAAGGTTACGCACAACACACTGCACTGTTTGATTACTTCGACACTAATATTGGAGGAGGAACTAACATGAAGTTCAGAATGAATTTGGGTAGTACAACAACCTATCCTAACCCAGGCGGTAATGATATGAAGGACGTTGCAGATAAGTCTATTGGTGAACTGCATAACTTGTATCAGACCATGACAGAATATCTAGAACCTAACTCACCGACATTTGATATTGATCACAATGCGGATAGTTCAGGTATTGGATTATCTTCACTAGAAACGATTGACCAAGAACAGTTTACTTGGAGAAACGTTGAAAGGGAAGACACAAATAACCCAGCAGTTGGTATAACTGGTGATTCAGATAGTGAAATAACTCTCGATGAACTGTTATAAAACGTATAAATAGAAGTAACAATCTTAGGTAGAAGAGATGACAAGACAAGTATTAAATAGAGGCGTAGTAGCGAATGACGGTCAAGGGGATACCCTTCGTACTGCTGGTTTAAAAATAAACGCAAACTTCGTAGAACTTTATAAATTCCTCGGTGGGGATAGTGACGTACTGGCAACTAAGATCCAGTTCGACTCTGACGGTATCTTATTTGAAGGAACGTCCATCGATAACTTTGAAGTAAAACTGACAGCCGCTAATGCGACAGCAGATAGAGTATTAACACTTCCAGATGCGGACGGTGACTTCGTACTAACTACTCCTGCTCAAACGTTAACTAACAAGACTTTAACCAGTCCTGTTATTACTACTCCACAAATTAATGATACAAGTGCTAATCACCAATACATATTTGGTGTGAGTGAACTTGCAGCTGATCGTACAGTAACTCTACCTTTACTAGGTACAAATGATGAGTTTACTTTTAATAGTCATGCTCAGACTTTAACTAACAAAACACTTACCACTCCAGTAATTTCAGAACCAAAAATATCTACTGCAATTGATGATGGATCTGGTAACGAACTAATTACTCTTACTCCAGCAACAAACGCTATCAACAATGTTGAGGTTGTTTCAGCTGCAATTAACCTACACCCAGCACTAAAGGCAGTAGGTGATCAGGCAAATGTTAACTTAGAATTGCATGGTAAAGGAACTGGTGCGGTTGCGGTTGAAACAAAACTAGCACTAGGTGTTCAGAATGTAACTGCAACTCCTGCTACAATTTCTCTTAATGCCCCTATCACTTACTTCAACATGGCGACTGCGGTGACAGCGTCTATGGCAGATGGAACAGTAGATGGGGAAGTTAAACACTTAATAAATATAAACACTGGATCCGCAACTGTTACTATTACAAATAACAGTTCGACCAGAGATACCGTTGTTTTGACGAACGGTCAATCGGTAACACTCGCATACAGTACGTCTGCAAGTGAGTGGTTCGTAGTATCATCGAACGGCGCAACAATTTCATAGGACAAATAAATGGCTGCTATAGTAACTGACAAAATTAAAAAACTCTTTCTCGAAGATCTGTTTTCAGATTTCGATTCTTCATCTACTCGATACTATGCTGGTATTGGTCGTTCGGAGATTTGGAATGATACAGATGCGACTGTAACTCCACAAAACCGTGAGAGAGATGAACGTGATGCACGAATGAATTTGCAATCTATCAAGAATATTACTGATAAGTCATTTGCGGTTCCTCGTTATAACTGGTCTTCTGGTACTCAGTATTCTGCGTATGATGATAATCATATTGGTTATCCTATACAACCATTCTATGTAATGAATAGTAACCAAGAAATTTATGTTTGTCTACAACAAGGTAAAGATGCAACTGGTACTCCAGTAAACTCTACTGAACAACCGACTGGTAATACAACTGGTACACCATTTACTACTTCAGACGGATATGTCTGGAAGTTCTTGTATTCTATTGGTGCGTTGAATGCCTCTAAATTCTTATCTTCTGCATACATGCCCGTTCAGTTTGTTGACTCAGATCAAGCAGCTTCTGTTGATGCAACTGCGGAACAAGTAGAACAACGTGCAGTAGAAGTAGCGGCTCGTGCTGGTGAGTTAGTAGGTGTTGCGGTAACTGCTGGTGGTACTGGATATACATCCACACCTACTGCAACAGTTATTGGTGACGGAACTGGTGCTGAGATTACTCCAGTCATTAGTGGTAATGCACTAGTAAACTTATTAATAAAACAAGACTCTGCTGGTAACCTTGGTGGTACTAATCCTAATGGATGGTCAACAGGTTCATTCCGTGGATCAGGTTACCATCGTGCCCAAGTAAAAGTTACTGGTGTGGGTAACGGTGCAACAGGTCGTGCAATTGTCGGGCCAACTAAAGGTTTGGGTGCAGATCCTCGTGACGATCTCAAATCATCTGCGGTTATGTTTAACGCAAAGATTGACGGTAATGAAGGGGGAGACTTCTTACTAGGTGACAATACTTTCCGTCAAGTACTATTACTACGTAGTCCATTGGTTGCAGACTCGGACGATAGACCAGATGACCAATTGTTTACTGAGTCAACTGGTAACGGATTAATTAAATTAGAATTGACTTCAACTAACGGTACATTCGTAGAAGATACTACTATTGAAGATCAGTCTACAGGTGCAAAGGCGTATATCGATACTGTAGATTCTGTTAACGGATCTCTATTAACTGCACGTCTTTTAGTTCACCAAAATGAAACAACAGGTTTCACAAGTTTTACAGCAAGTAACTCTGTTACAGATCCAAGTGGTAATACTGGTATCGTATCACAACAACTTGCTGGAGAGTTCGATCCGCATACTGGAGAACTCCTATATATTGATAACAGGGCGGCAGTAGACCGTTCCGCAGAACAAATCGAAGATTTAAAAATCGTCATACAACTTTAAGGTAAAAAGATGCCAACAACGTATACTGAACAAACATTTCCATCAACTTATAAGGACGACTACGATAAGTCTAAGAACTATCATCGTATTCTCTTTAATAGTGGTAAGGCATTGCAGGCTCGTGAACTTACTCAGTTACAGACTGTTATCCAAAAAGAGATTACACAATTAACTGGTAACCTATTTGAGGAAGGTGCAGCTATCACGCCTGGCTCGTTCCGTTGTGATAACAAACTTGAGTTCATAAAGATTGCGAGTAGTACACCTTTTCCATCTGATCCGACTACGTTGGAAGGTGTTGAGTTTTCAAGTTCAGATAATACAATTAAGTTTACTGTAGTTTCTGCCCTAGCGGCTGAGAATGGTGATCCAGATACATTATACGTAGAGTACACCCAAGATTCAAATGGTAGTGAGACAGGTACTCGTGTACCAGCTGGAGACACATTAACAAGTACAGGTGGTGACTTTACACTAAATGTACAACAGATCAATACTACGACTAACCCAGCGGTTGGTTTAGGTTCATCGATTCAGGTTGACGAAGGACATTTCTTTATACAAGGACGTATTGTATATTGTCCACCACAAAGGTTAGTATTCCGTAAGTATTCTAACAATGCATCTTCACGTTTTGGTTTCACCATTACACAAGACATTGTTACTGCGGACGATGATGTAACACTATTTGATAATCAAGGTGCAACACCTAACCTAACATCGCCTGGCGCAGATCGATATCGTATTCGTTTGGTACTGTCAGATGCACGTGTAGTCACAAAAGATAAAATCTTCATTCCTATCATTGAAGTATCTGGTGGTCAGATTGTATCTTCTGTTACTGCAAGCTCAGGATTCAAATCGATCCGTGAAGAGATGGCGACACGTACTCACGAGACAGCTGGTGATTACATCAAACGTTACTTCCGTGCTTCGTTTGCACCTAACACCACATCTAATTTTAAATTAAAAGTAACGCCTGGTACTGCATATGTTAAAGGTTTCCGTGTAAATAAAGATGCGGAGACAACTATCATTGTTGATAAACCACAAGAAACTTTATCACGAAATAATGATTCGATTACTATTGACTACGGTAACTATTTCTTGTATAGTAATGGTAAAGGTAAAATGCCTGACTTCACAAGTTGTGAAGAGTTAAATCTCCATAATGGTGCAAATGGTAGCGGATCAGTTATTGGTATTACTCGTGTACGTGCTTTGAATGAAGCGGGTGGTATAGCAGGTCAGAAAAAACTTCATGTTTTCGCAACAACAATTACTTCAGCAGGAGCAAGTATACGTGATATACAATCTATCTGTGCTAAGTCAAGTCCTACTGCAAACTACCTAAACATTTATAGAGAGCCAGGCACTGGCGTAACTAAAATGTATCGTACAGATAAACGACCATTGTTGTTTGATGCACCGATACGTAGACCTAAGATATTTTCGGATATCTCTCTTACCGTTGCAAAAAGAATCTCACAAACACAAGCGGATGCTCAGGGTGAAGTCAGTGTTACTGCAAGTGCATCAGGTGATCTTGCGAATGCTGGTAACTGGATAGTTTCATCTGCGGATAGTGATGTTGTAGCAGATACAACAGTATCCTTTGGTTCAACCACTTCTACAATTGGTGGTCTGGTTGATGGTACTAGTTACGATGTATTATACTACGAAAAGATCAATAATGCAAGCCAAAAAGCAAAAGAATTACGTCCACATACAGTAACAAGAACACTAGATTCAGATGGAGACGGTACTAGGTTTATCAATCTAGGAAAGACTGACATCTATGAGATCACTCGTTGTACTGTAGACGACTCGGACGGTAAGAATGTATTGGGTGCATTTGGTATTGACAACGGTCAACGTGACACTCACTATGGTCTAGGTAAACTAGTCTATAAAGGTTCTGGATTAGATTCAGACGAACAACCAGTATATGTTAAAATGAAGTATTTCCACCACACTGGTGATGGTGATTTCTTCGGTGTTAATTCATATGACGGTCAGGTCACATATGGTAGTATACCAGTTCACCGTACAAATGGCAAGGTTATTTCATTAAGAGATGTTCTTGACTTCCGTCCTTCCGTAAATACTACGGACGAAACATTCACAGGTGGTGATACACACATATTTGGATTACCACAAGAAAACACTCTTGTAAATGCGGATGCGGAATACTACATGCCACGTCTTGACAAACTAGTATTGTCAAAAGGTGGTGAGTTACGTTACATCCAAGGTGTGTCTTCAATGATGCCTAAGTTCCCATCTACTCCTGTAGATTGTATTGATCTATATAAGATCGAACTAGGTGCGAACACACTTCACACAAAAGATTTAAAAACCACTATCATTCCAAGACGTGGATACACGATGGAAGATATTGGTAAACTAGACAAACGTCTCGACAAACTAGAAGAAGCTACAACACTTTCTCTGTTAGAACTTAATGCGACTAACGAAAGATTGTTTGACTCTTCTGGTAACGAACGTCTTCATACAGGTTTCTTTGTTGATAATTTCAAGAATCAGAAGTTTGCTGACACCAAAAACCTAGAACATAGAGCGTCACATGATCCAACAAAAGGTCTTGTACGTCCACCTTACACATGTAAGACTATCCCATTAATCTTTGATTCTGCTCATAGTATCTCTACTGGTGTAACTCAAAAAGGTGACAACGTAATGTTGGCACACACTGAGAAACAGTATCTCGCACAGAACATGGCGTCTCAAACAATTAAT